GGAACAGCTAGAGCGATAGCGGAAGTATCACGCAACTCTGCAACACCGTAGAGGGTGTCAGCAGTGAAGAGCGTACCCAAGTACTCTTGCTTGTACTGAGTTTGGCTGCGAACAGCTACTTGCTCAGCGAGAACAGCGAAGTCCTTGTGTGCCATCAAAGCAATGCGGTCGCCATCAGTTGCAGCGTCAGCATTGGTGGTTACATATACGGATACACCGTAGATGTCGCCGATCATACCGTTACGGATGCTGTTAGCAGAAGCAGCCTCACCAACGCTATTGAAGGTGGTGAAAGTGTCTAAGCCAAGCAATGTGTTACGGCTTGATGGGGGGATGATGAAGAAACGACCGTCCATTGGAACATCGTTGTCGTCCAAGCGCTGAATGGTACGGCGGATAGCAGCAGCAGTCAAAGCAGCAGCAGTGCCGGTGTACAGAGTCGTACCGTCGTCACCTTTGTAAGCCTTGTCATAAGCAGCTGTGCCGTCGCCACCGTTAGCACCACGACCTAAACGAACTAAGTCGGTGTCAACTTGCTTAGCGAGAGCATAACCAGCGTCATCAGTGTAGAACTGGCGGAGCGAAGACAATGCCTGAACTTCGACGATGTCCTCGATCAAGCGGCTATATTCATAGTGCTTGTTGATGTATACGAGTACTTCAGACTCGGTGTTTGCGTTCAAAGTAACTTGAGTTTCAGCAACTTTCAAGTTAGCAGAGCCACGAACAGGAGCTGGAATGTGAACGGTGTCACCCTTCTTGCCCTTGAAGGACATCTTTTTGAACAAATTAGCAGCAACTAAATTCTTTTTGTAAGCTGCTACGATTTCGTCAGACCAGATTTCTGGAATGAACGTTGCCGCACGAGCTGCGGTTACGTGGTTAGTACCTAATGCCATTTTATAAATCTCCTAAGATTAAGTTATTTAACCCTGTTTTCAGCATAGGCAGCCATAATTTCATCTTGTAGCGCCATATACCGATCAGGATCAGTCATTTTCAATTTGATAAGGTCAGCCCGTCTGTAAATCTTTTTGCTCACTTCACCGGATCCGCCAACATCGACTGCTGCAGCACGTAATGCCGTTTCTTGAGCCTTGGTTTCGACTGCATTTGACAGTTGTTGCTGCTGCGCTGCTTTGATTTGCTTGAGTTCTTTATAAGTACTTAGCAATTCATCAGCGGCAGGGAAGTCAAATTCAGTATCTGCCTTGGTAAACAAATCAATTCGCACTGGGCTTGCTTTAACCCACTCATGGAAGTCAGTGTTTTGCGCTATGTCCATGTAATCAGGATGCTTAGACTGCAACTGTTGTGCAATCTTCATCTTCTTCATTTCGAGTGCTGCTTGTTTTGCTTCAAGAACCGCAGGGTGCTGATCGACAGCTTTGTTTACAGCCTGTTTTGGATCAACAAAAAAATCTTCTTCTGGTTCTGATTCAGGTTGTTTCTGTTGCTTCGCATCGAGTTGTTGCTTGAGGAGTTGATCAGCTAGACTACGAACCTCATGTACTTCTTGTGCTTGTCGTCCAATGAGCTTTTCAGCTTCTTGGTGCATCTTAACGATGTCTTCTAGTGACTTGCCCTTGTACTTGTCAGGAATGACTTCCTGTTTTGGTTCTTCAACTGGAGTCTCTTGAGTCTGTCGTGACTCTTGAGGTTGTTCCTGTTTTACTTCGTCAATCTGGTCAAAGTTTCCTTCTTGCAGTTCGTTTTCTTCAACAAATTCAGCCATAATAATGCTCCTGTCACAAAGTGATTGTAGGATTTATAAAATAACAAAGGTGCTTACGCAGTATCTTTGTCTCTATTGAGCTTACGCTCTTGTGCCAACTTCTCAGCTCTTCGTTTCTCCCACTTACTCGTTGCACTAGGAAAGATCCCAGTAAACGGTTCGAGGTTGATACGAGGTGTTGATAATTGGCGATGTGCGGTCAAGCCACACTCCGGACAAGGAACGCTAACGGTGTCAAACTCCACTAGCTTTTCTTGTTCGTGTCCGGCTTCACAACGGAAGTCGAACAACCTACGAGGCATCTGAAGCGTCTCCCGACGAGTTCTGAAGTTGCTCGTAAGCCTTTGCTGATGTATCTCGTAAGGTTAGCACCCATAAAATGATGTCTAATTGTCCTTTACGGAAAAACAGCGTTTTTTCATCTGGAACGCTCATCAAGTTGTCAACGGCTTTTTGCATTTCCTTGAGGTCGGCGACTAAGTCTAACCAACCCTGCGTTGCCATCATTGAAAAGCGGTCGTCATAATACTTTTGTAGTTCTTTGTCCACAGTTTTCTCCTTTATTGGGAACTGTGTTGTTAAATTACAACACTGTGGCTGATATTACCACAGTTTTGTTAAAATGTCAAGCACTTTTTGATTGTTTTTGCAACATTTGTAGCGTAGCGATACGCTCATTGCTCTTAATATCCTCTTCTTTGAGGGCTAATTCAGCAATCTTAGCTCTACGCTCAAACTCGCCGTCGGTGTCTTGACCACGAATGTTCTGCGACAAGCCAGAAATGACCTTCGCTTGGGTCTCTTGAGGCATTAACTGAGCAGAAACCACATCTTTCTGAGCTGCAGCGTTATTTCTAGTCGCTTCTGACTGAATCTTAGCGATTTCAGCCTGTGCAGCAGCGGTTTTGAGCTGTGTTTCAGCCTGTTGGAGAGCTTGTTGCTCAGGATTTGGCTGCATCATAGCGTCTAATTGCTGCATCATTTCAGCACGATTTGGCAAGCTAGAGCTACCAATAATGCCTTTTAGGATCATTGGAAGCACTGGCGTATCAGGACCGAGGGTCTGGAGCAAGGCGATAAGCTGTTGTTGCTCGTATTCTCTAGCAATGATACCCAAAGTAGCTGTTGGGATAAACTTGTAATCTACAGCAGGATAACGCTCAGGGTCAAACTGCATGAAGCGATAAGCAGCTTTGCGAATCAAGGGAACTAAGAAGTCCTCTTGGAAGTTCGTCAAGGTACGCTTATACTTCTTGATGATACCAGCGATCGACATCGAGAACTGAGCAGCGCCGTCACGAGTAAACTGAGTTGGCTGACCAGAAGCATCGACAGTGCCAGTAGCTTGTAGCAACATACGCTCAAAGTTCTGGCTAATTTCAAGGTTACCGGGATCGGTAGTGCCAAACTTAAACGGAACCAAGATCTCTGCTGGGTTACCGTTGGTGAGGATTGCTTTGCCGGGCTTGACTTCAAACTTAGCGCCACGAGGCAGACGAGTAGCGTCCATTGCAATCATCGGTGCGGTTGTCAAAGCTAAGCTGTCTAGGTGACTACGCAACTGAGCATCGATGCCCTTTTGCATATTGTAGGCTTTTTCTACAGTGCCACGACCCCAGAATCGGTTCGGTACAGTATCGTCCTGATATGCTACGACAGGACGGTCTTTCATCATGTACGGTGTTTTTTCTGCTTTGAGGAGAAGGTCGCCATTAGCAATAACAACGATGGCTTCGACGAGGTCGCTATACTGATCCGCAGTGCTATCCTCCGGAAATAAGTCAACAACTTCTTCACCTTCTTTTGTCTCCAATTGTTCAATGTATTCACGAGGCACTAAACCGTAGTACTTCATGAGTAATACTTTATCGTCCTTAAACTGGACATCTTCTTGTGTTGGCTCTAAGTCATCATCTTGTCCGTAAGGTTGAATATCTACTTTCTTGTAGATACCCTTTTCCATACCCGATACTACCTGATGAATGGAAACATAGGACTCGATAGCGACACCCATTGCCTCGTCAACACTAGTGGCGTTGGGGTCAATGAGGAAGTTCTTTGGATTGATGGGATTTAGCTTGACGCAGGTATACTCCTTCTCCATCACTCCGTAGGCTGCTGTACCGTCAGGCATTGGCATTGTCTGAGGATACATCTCAGTCTTCTTGGTAACGGTTAACTCACCGATACCAGTACCGTAAATCTCAGCTAACAACTCAACATGAGTGATAGCCTTACGAATGTTTTCTTTTTCTAAATCTTCTTTAAGCTGGAGTTTAAGGAGTTCAACATCGATAAACTGTTGGTCTGCAAGGTCATCAGAGATGTCAAACCATTCTCCATTTCCGAATATAGCCTCGCAAATCTCTGCATGTCTTGTTTCCACAGCTTGCTGAGTCGCTGGGGAGATAATACGGCTGCGCTCAGATTCTCTAGTGCGGTCTTCTGCAGCCCACTTACCTCTAAAAATTCTTTCATATTCTTTCCAGTCTTCAAGATAATTCGTATCACGATGATCACGCCAGCGATCACAGTGACCCACAACGAAATCGACAATCTCTTTATCGGCTTCTGTCGGTTGATAAAACTCATTCTGAGCGAGTTCATCTTTAGTAAATTCTGCCATGATTTTCCTTAGTCTTCTTCAGAGTTGTCTTCAACGGAATCGTCAAACGGATCAGTAAATTCTACTTCTACTACTTCCATTGGTAAAAAGATTTCTTTATCTTTTAATCCTTCCATCTTAGCAGCAGAAACAATCTTCATCAGGCACTCGCCGTCAAGATTGTTCATCTCTTCCTTCATTACTTCCCAAACTGCAGGATTCTTACTAAGATTCTCAAAATCTAGTGGAACATATTCGTTTTCTTTTTCGTACATACTTTTCCTTAGTATCCAGAAATAACATCTAAAGTCTCGTACCCATCATCTTCGTAATCCTGCTGATAATTGGATACCGCTAACTGATCTACATACGCTAAGGCATCGACTAAGTCGTCATGTACATTAGCGGTTGGGAAGAGGAGTAACTGATCTACTAACTCTCTCCAGTCTTCTTCCTTGTTTAGGGTGATCCTGCCATGCTCGAATCGTCCCTGTAACGCCCACGCAATCCGTTCCGTTTTCTTTTTG